TTCGCAGACGTTGTCAGAGGACTACACGTATTTGGAAGAAAAATCCTTAGAAGTGAAGCAGTCCAAAGAGGCGTTATTTCAATAGGTTAATACTTAGGAGGATAATAGAGACATATGGCTACTTTTGATAAAACTGGAGCAGGTGGAACTACTGGGCATCCTGCTAATGGTAGAACACCTTACATGGTTGAAAATACAATTGACATGTCAGCATTTGACCCTGCAGCGGGAGACATCATTCAAGCGATTGATGTGCCTGCAGGAACATTAGTTATGGCAGCTGGTTTAGAAGTTTTAACAGCTTCTTCTAGCTCAGTAACTTTTGATTTAGGTATCACTGGAAGTACAGCTGGTCACCAAGACCCTGATGCTTTTGTTGACGCTTACGATGCTACAGGAACTGGTTTTGCACCAATGGACGCTACAGATGCAGCGGCTATGTTGGTTGTAAAAACAGCAGATACTATCGACATTTTAACAGCTGGTGCACAAGACACTGCTGGTAAAGTTAGAGTGTTTGCAGTTCTTTGTGACATATCAGCAATTGATACTACAGACCACAACTAATACATAACTTAAGGGGGGTAACTTTATCCCCCTTAATTAAAACCCCGTAATAAAAGGATATATGACTACATTTAATTTAACTAAAAAAACAGTAAGTTACAAAAATAAAATATCTAGTACGGGACAAAAAATTACTTTTTTAGGTGGTGGAGATATAAATACTACTATTAAAATAAGTAAACTAGAAAACAGAATTAATAATCAAGAAGAAAAACTTGATAAAATATTAGAGTTATTACAGAATGGCAACAACTTACTTAACACTAACAAATAGCGTACTTAGAGAATTAAACGAAACAGAATTAACTTCTAGTACGTTTAGTTCTAGTAGAGGTATACAAACTGCTGTAAAAGATTTTATTAATAAAGGTATACATGATATTTATAATGAAGGTGGTGAAATACCTTTGTTGTATGAAAGAACAACACAAAATTTAATAGTTGGTGATAACGAATATGATTTACCAGCTGATTTAAGAAAAGTAGATATAGATTCATTTACAATGGGTCCTAGAGAATTAGTTACTAATGGTGAGTTTACATCTAATATAAATAACTGGACAACTGGAGACGGATCACCATCACACACAACAAGTGGTAATGGTAGATTAAATTTAAATGATGCAGCTGCATATCAATCTGTAGAGACTGTAGTAAATAAACAATATAATCTGCAGATTAGAGTTTTAAGTCCTAATAGTTCTACAAGTGGTTTAATTGTTAGAGTTGGTACAACAGCAGGTGGAACACAAAATTTAAATAAAACAGTAGCTGTTACTGATTTTAGAGAAGGTAAAATACTTAATACTGTATTTACAGCTACAGCACAGAACTCATTTATATATGTAGAAGCAGATGGTGTACAGCTAGATGTAGATTATGTTAGATGTTCTAGAAGTGAAATACTAAATAGAAAATTAACTTTTATATCATACGATCATTACTTACAAAATTATAAAGCACAAGATGATAGAAATAGAAGTGGTAATTATGGTGACCCACTAAGAATGTACATATTACCAAGTTATACTGCTTTTGGAGTAAGTCCACGACCAAATAAAAGTGATTTTCAAGTAAGTTATAATTATTATAAAACACATAGTGATTTATCTGCACATGGTGATAATATGTCTTTACCAGATAGATTTAGAACTTTAATTGTAGATAGAGCTAAATATTATACTTACATGTTAAGATCAGATCCACAACATGCACAGTTAGCAGATAGAGACTTTCAAAGAAAACTTAGATTATTAAAAGTAGATTATGCTACTAAAAATGATTATATGAGATCTGATAGTATTACAGAAAGCGTAGCAACTAATATTGGAGGCAGAGTTAATTAATGGAAAAAGGTAAATTTTCTATGGAAAAAATGCAAGAGCCAGAAGACAATATGAGATACGCAGAAAGAAAAGCTGTAAGAATGATGAATAATGGTTTAAATAAAAATCCTACTAAGGTGCAACAGAGAGAAAAAAAAGATTTTGAAATGTTAAAAACAAAAGAAAATAACAGAGATGACTTTGGGCCATTAACACAAAATGAATCTGAAAGATTACAAAAATTAAATATAAAAAGAAAAAAAGAAAATGAAAGTTTAATGGGGGGTATGTAGTGAAAGAAGAAAAGAAAAGAGCTATAGATAATCTTACTTATAGAGAAGATAAAGAAAAAATGCAAAAAGATAATGGAATAAAAATTGCAGAAATACCAAAAGATCTTTCATATGATGATGCTGTAAAAACATTTGAAATGAGTCTTGACCGTCCCCCAAAAGATGTTCAAGAATTAATAGATTTTTTTAAAAACAGAAAGCTATCAAAATTATCAAAATCTTCAACAAAAGCATAATAAATGCCAACAACTGATTTAATATCACCTTTTGTAGTAAGTTGTGCTGGGGGATTAACATTGAATAAAGATGTATTTTCAATGCGACCTGGTGAAGCTCTTATATTACAAAATTTTGAACCTGATATTAAAGGTGGGTATAGACGAGTAGGAGGCACAGCATTATATAATACTACAGTTGTACCACAAGGTTCTAGTAATAGTAGTTTAACTGTAGATTGTTCTATAATATTTAATGGACAAGTTATAGTTGCAAGAGGTGGTGATATACATAGAGGCACAACTTCAGGAAGTTTTACAACTTTAACAACTGGATTAGGAACAGCAACTAGAGCATATGACTTTGAAAAATTTAATTTTAATGGTACTGATAAATTAATTATAGCAACAGGACATTCACCTGCTCAAATAATAGATTCTAGTTTTAATGTAGATGTTGTAAATGCAACAGGTGGTGGTACAGCTCCAAGTAATCCTAAGTTTGTAAAAGTATTTCAAAATCATGTATTTTATGCAGGTGCAACTAATTCTCAAGAAGTTATATTTAGTGTACCATTTCAAGAAGATAATTTTACATCAGCTAGTGGGGCAGGGTCATTTAAAGTTGACTCTACAGTTGTTGGATTAAAAGTATTTAGAAATGAATTAATTGTATTTTGTGAAGATAGAATATATAAATTAACAGGGACAACATCAAGTAATTTTGCAGTTCAAGAAGTTACTAGAAATATTGGATGCAGAGATGGTGGTAGTATTCAAGAGATTGGTGGTGATGTTATATTTTTAGCACCAGATGGTTTAAGAACTATTGCAGGTACAGCTAGAATTGGTGACGTTGAATTAGGATCTATTTCTAGACAAATACAATCTAGAATTGATGATGTGGGATTAGATAGAATATCATCTTTAGTTATTAGAGATAAATCACAATATAGATTATTTTATCCTACAACTCTTGGAGCACAAGGTTCATCTAAAGGAATTATAGGAGTATTAAAAAATAATCCTAATACAGGAAGTATTGGTTTTGAATATTCTGATATGGTAGGTATTAAACCAGCATGCACAGATTCAAATTTTATTAGTGGAGTTGAGACACAGGTCTTTGGCGGATTTGATGGTTTTATTTATAAAATGGAAACTGGTAATACATTTGCCGAAGGAACTTCTAATAATACAATACTAGCAGTATATAGATCACCAGATATGGTAATGGGAGACCCTGGTGTAAGAAAATATATGCAAAGAGTTAATTTAAATTATGAAGGTGAAGGTACATCAGTAACAGCAGATCTAGCAGTTAGATATGACTATGATGATCAAAATACACCCCAACCAGATAAAATATCAATATCATCAGGTGGAGGTGCAGCAGTTTATGGTGTTGCCCAATATAATAATGCAACATATAATGCATCAGGTATACCTTTAATTAGACAATCAGTAGAAGGATCTGGATTTGCAGTTGCATTAAAAATAGATGATCAAAGTAGTTCAGATGCTTTTTCAATAAAAGGATTTCAACTAGAATTTACCCCAGGAGGAAGAAGATAATGGCAGGTTATGCATCAAGACAATCAACATATACATCAGGTGATACTATCACGGCAGCTCATTCTAATGATGAGTTTAACCAAGTATTAGCTGCATTTCATGCAACAACAGGTCACTCACATGATGGTACAGCGGGTGAAGGTGGTCCTGTTAGTGTACTTAGAGATGAAGATTCATTAAATAAAATATTAGTTGATACAACAAATAATCACTTAGAATTTTATGTAGAAGTATCATCTGCAGCAGTACAACAGTTTAGAATACAGGATGGTGCTATTGTACCTATTACAGATAATGATATAGATTTAGGAACTTCGTCTCTTGAGTTTAAAGATTTATTTATAGATGGCACAGCTAATGTTGATGCTATTAATTTAGATGGTACACTTATTACATCAACTGCAGCAGAACTTAATATACTTGATGGTGTAACTTCTACAGCAGCAGAATTAAATTTATTAGATGGTATTACAGCAGGAACTGTATCTGCTTCATTAGCAGTCATTGTAGATTCTAATAAAGATATAGCAGGATTTAGAAATATAAGTAACACAGGTACTATAACTACTAATGGTACTATTGAAATAGATGTAGCATCAGGTGATCCTACAATTATTTTAGATACACAAGGTGCAGATAAATTTCATTTTGCAGTGGATGATTCAGATTCAGATAATCTAGTAATTAAATCTGGAGGAACTGTTGGATCTGGTAGTGGATTAAAATTAGATAGTTCAGGTAATTTAATTGTAGACGGAGATCTTACAGTATCTGGTGATGATATTACTATGGGTACAAATACTGCAGGTAATTTATTGATTGCAGATGGTACAAACTTTAATTCAGTAGCAGTAGGTTCATTATCAGAAATATCTAGTATAGCTAATGATGATGTATTTTTAGCAGTAGATACTTCAGGTGGTGGTCTTAAAAAAGTTGCAAGATCAACAGTTGTATCTGGGCTTGCTACATCGGCTGCAATATCAAATGTAGTAGAAGATAGCACACCGCAGTTAGGTGGTAATCTTGATATGAATGGTAATGATATTGTTACTACATCAAATGCAGATATAGATTTAGCACCAAATGGAACTGGTAAAGTTGTTGTTAAAGGTAATAGTAACCCAGGTACAGTAGTATTTAATTGTGAAAGTAATTCACATGGGCAAACTGTAAAATCACAACCACACAGTGCTAGTGTTACAAACGTATTAACATTACCTCCAGGTGGTGATCAAGAAATTGTTGGAACAACGGCAACACAGACTTTAACAAATAAAACTTTAACTACACCAGTTATTGCAGAAATAGATAACTCTAGTGATATTACATTAGATGCTGGTGCTGATATTATTTTAGATGCAGGTGGTGCTGATGTAACACTTAAAGATGATGGTACAACTTTTGGTAGTTTAACAAATTCTAGTGGAGAACTTGTAATTAAATCAGGATCTACACCTACTACAGCCATGACATTTAGTGGTGCTAATGTAACTTTTGCAGGCACAGTAACTATTGGATCTGCAGGTATATCAGAGGCAGAGTTAGAAATATTAGATGGTGCGACAGTTACTACAGATGAATTAAATATTTTAGATGGAGTAACATCCACGGCTGCAGAATTAAATATTTTAGATGGTGTTACATCTACTGCTAGTGAATTAAATATAATAGATGGAGACACTTCAGCTAGTTCTACAACTTTAGTAGATGCTGATAGAGTTGTCACAAATGATAATGGAACTATGAAACAAGTAGCATTAACAGATATTAAAACATATTTATCTAGTGCAGGATTTGCTACAGATGATCCAACAGCTCTAGCCATTGCATTAGGGTAAATAATCATTGACTTTTAAAAAATTAACGATATAATATATATAAGTAAATAGGAGGAAATAAATGGCAAATACTTTTAAGGTAGTAACCTTTGCAGCAGAACCTGCTTCAGCTGGAACGCCATATGTAATGTATACAGTAGCATCAAGTACAACAGCAGTTGTGCTAGGTTTGGTATTGTCTAACATTAATACAGCTGCAATAACTGCAGAAGTAGAGCTTGTTAGTACAACATCAAATAGAGGTGGTGCTAATAACGTTGCAAATGGAACATCTTTCCTAATTAAAGATGTGTCAATTCCTGTCGGAAGTTCTCTTGAAATCTTATCTGGTGGTAAGGTTGTTTTAGAAGCAGGAGACAAAATTCAAGTAGATTGTTCAGTTGCTGATAAATTATCAGGAACATTGTCAATAATGGAGATAACGTAATATGGCATATATTGGTGCAGAACCATCAAACAACTTTGTAAGTTTAAAACGTCAAGTTATAACTGGTAATGGTGGTACATCATATACTTTAGATCATAGTGTAGCATCAGTTAATGATGTTGCAATTTTTGTAAATAATGTAAGGCAAGATCCAGCATCTTATTCAATATCTGGAACTGCTTTAACTTTAGGTGGCACAATATCAAGTTCAGATAGTTGCTATGTAATTTTCTTAGGACAAGCATTACAAACTGTTACTCCAGATGCAAATACAATTACAAATGCTATGCTTGGAGAAACTATTACAGTTGCTAAAGGTGGAACTGGTGTAACAACAAGTGCAGATTTAGCTAACACAGGAAATTTAGTTTTAATAAAAACTATAACCTTATCAAGCAATACAAAACCAATACAATTTTTAAATTCAGATGCAGATGTTACTTTTGATAGCACTTATCAAACGTATAAATTTATAGGAAATGTAAAATATGAAAATGACAGTAGAGTTACTTATGTAAGAGTTTCAACTGATGGAACTAATTTAGATACTACAAGCGGTAATTATAGAATGGATCAAATATCTGGTAAAGATGCTGCTATTAATGTCACAAATGATGGTTCAAGTTCTGTTTTTCAACTTGAAGGTAGCACTACTGGAAATGCCACTGGTGAATATATGTCTTTTGAATTAACACTTTTTAACAATACTACATTTAATTATCCAAGATTTATTTGTCATTTGTTTACTAGAAGAACAGATGGTGATTCAGAACTTGTTTATAGAACTGGAAGATATTTGGTCAATTCACCAATTCAAGGAATAAGTTTTTTTCCTAATTCAAGTAATAACTATAATACAGGCGCAACAATTTCAATGTACGGGGTAAAATCATAATGTCTAATGAACAATATTTAGTATCACCAGAAGAAGAATTTGAATTATCAATGATGAGATTAAGAAGCGAAAGAAACTCATTGTTAGCAAAAACAGATTGGTATGCTAATTCAGATGTAACAATGAGTGACGCTATGAAAATTTATAGG